GGCATTCACCGCCTCACGCAGTTCATCGCCTTGGCGTTGCAGCGCCTGCATATTGCTATTCATGCGCGTGAAAACGTCATCAGACAATTGAGCCAGATCACGGCTTGCGCCCATCTCAGTGAGCGATTCCTCAACTTGCCGTGCGGAATTGGCGACCGTCTGCTGCCATTGAGCTTCGGCTGCGCTACCCGGCTGCGAGCGCGCAAGGCCGGTCAGGTTTCGCAGCTGCACATTGGCGCTGAACACATCAGCAGGCAGTTCAAGGCCGAGCGCTTCGGCAGCCTGAACAATGGTCGGATCGGCTTCCACGGCTGAGCGCAGTTCTTCACGTGCCGCACCGCTTCCGGGGCCACGCCCAGAGGCTCGACGAGCCAGTGCAACCATCTCCTCGCTGATGCCCTGCTGCTCTGCGGCGCTGGGAGCGCGAGGTGCTGGAGTTGGCGCTGCTGCACCAGCAGGAATGGGAGAGGTAGTAGGAGCAGCAGCGCCAACAGGGGGAACTTCAGGAGTGGGGGCAACGCCACCAGGAGGCACTTGAGCACCGCCACGAGGCGGAACAGGCGGACCAAATGCCTCTTGGACCAACTGTTCAACAGCTTCTCGCGGCGCACCGGTCTGCCCAGAGATGCGATCTATTACAGCGCGAACACCCGGTTCAATGAACCTGCTCGAAATTTGCTGTCCAGCCAACGTGCCAAGAGCGCCAGCGCCAGCGCCAAGCAGACGATCTTCATTGGCCTCGCCTGCGCCATAAGCTGCACCCTGCGCCACTTCGAGAGCGCCAAGGCCACGAGCGCCAAGACCAACTGCCTGAGCGCCACGCATGACAGGAATAGCCTGAAGGACCTGACCGCTTACTTCACCGGCAAAAGACGAAGCAGGATAGCGTTCACGAAGAGCTTCTTTGCCTGCCTGAACTGCCTCTGCATCAAGGCCCATGGTACCAGCGATCTCGTCGAGACCACCAGAAGTCAAGGCATTGGCAGCACCGATGAAGTATGCGCCGACTGGCGTTTCAGCAGCCTGACCAAGCACGCTCTGCAAGCCGGTGCGCCTGCCAGTTGGGTCTGCAGCAACGCCACGACCCTGTCGGCGAGCCTCATCAAGTTCTGCCTGACTAGCCAACGGGATTCTGCGACCGTATTCAGCGGCGATTGCCTGCAGCTGCTCAAGCGTTGCCGTGTTCCAAACAGCTTGCAGCCTGCTTTGCAACTCACGATCTTCAGGTGTCATGAATGTCTCGCCAAGACCGGACGCTTCAAGCGGGCGCTCTCGCTCTTGTTGAGCTTGCTCTTGATCTCTGCGAGCCTGAAAATATTCGTTAATCTGGTCTACATAGCGGCTGCCGATGTGCTCACCGATCACAAGGTTTGGATCAATCCCGTATTCTGGGCTTTGCGCAAGTTGCCGATACTGATCACGAGCAGAGCGATAAGCGAGATTACGCTGCGTGATGATACCCAGAAGTTCACGCCGAAGCCCTTCACGAGCGGCGTCTGTAAAGCGACCGTCGCTCGCCCGCAGTTCTCGCAAAGCTGTCTGGACAGCTGCAGGAAGGCGAGCGTCAGTGCTTTGGATGTTGTCCATTTCACCTTGCTGAACTGCGCTGCCAGGGTCGATGGTTTTGGCGAAATAATAGACCAACGCGAGATCACCCGTGCCAGTCGGTGCAGTTCGGAGAGCAGCGGTAAAATTTGGAATAGCCTGCTCATAATCTTTAACAGCAGGAAGGCCGCGAAATTCGGTTCTCAGCTCTCTAGCTGAACCACGAACTTCTTCGCGTGCCTGCCGCGCTTCGCCTTCTCGCGTAATTCCCAAGCGCTCTTGCTCAAGCCCAAGAGAAGTTTCCGCCCGCGCCTCACCGCGCTCTGCTCGCGCTTCTTGTGCTGCGGCTGGGTTGCGGACAACCACACCACGAGTTACCGGAACCGGCTGCGGCTGAGGTTCAGTAGGTGCATTGAGATGCCCGAAAGGATTTTGCTGATCAGCCATTACGGATTAACTCCCCATTCCCGCAGTTGGCGGAAAATCAATTCAACATTGGTGCCTTCCCGCGCTGCGCGATGGCCCCAGCTAATCAACTCTTCGTCGGTCATGTTGGGCCGTTCAGAACGCGGTCTAATTTGTGGTGCTCTTGCTACTGGAGGTTGTAGCGGAGAACCACTAGGTATTGATGTGTCACCCACAACCGCATTTACGTTGCCGTAAAGCCGTCGATACTCGGAGAACGGGCCACGGAAGATGCCTGTACCATCTGGCGTGGTCATTTCCACCATTGGATCAGCACGACCTTCGGCATACTGACGCGCCAGATTGCGTCCTGTATCGCTGGCCGGATCAATACCCGCCGCAACCAAGTCCTTCTGGAACGTGGTTAATTCTTGATCGCCACCCAACGCTTGAGAAATAGTGCGGAACCGATCTGGGTCAGAAAACGCCAGCATAGTGCCGATTACTGTTCGGCCAGCGGCAGGATTGATGCGCAACGCAGCAGCGGAATCACGCAGCTGGCGTGCAACGTCTGTTTCGCCAGAGTTCTCGAAAGCCGTAGCGTTCTGCTCCAAAGCTGCAATGGCTTGTTCGGGATTGATTGAACCATCAAGTCCTGGACGGAGCATCGCAAAGGCTTGCGATCCGACATTGAAAAGCGCATTGCGGCGTGCATCGTTGAACTGCTGTTGTTGCCCCAAAAGGACCTCAGCAAGATCAGGATTGGCGCGCACCTGCGCCATATAGTCCGCGTAGGTCGCATCAGGGCCAAGGTTGCCAAGCACCGTCTGTAACCTAGTTGCTCTTTCAGCCTCGCGCTGCTGCTGAGCAATTGCCTGCTCATTAGCGCGACCAGCTTGGCCGATCTGCATACCCTGCATGAAAGCCTGTGTGGGCGAAGCAATGTTCAACGAGTAATTGTAAGGCTGTACCATTTTTTACCTCAGGACATCGAGCCGAAGCCTTGACCAGTACGGCCATACTGCAAGCCAGCAAATTGCGCAGGAAGGCTCAGGACATTGCCCCAAGCCTGTGCGGAACCAAGTTTAGCACCAGCCTGCGCAGCGCCCATCTGAGCAAGCAAGTCACCAATGGCACCAGCGCTTTCTTGACCAGCTGCGCCCACACCAGCCGCTGAACGCTGGCCGAGCGCAGTCATGCCACCAAGGCGCTCATACTGCTGCGTTAGGAATTGATTGAGCAATGCAGGGCGAAACTGGGCCAGCGCACCCTGCACATTACCACCACGCAATCCGCCAGTGGCTGATGCGTTCTGCAGGATGGCTTCTTCCTGCTGACGCGCCAAAGCCTGGAAGATAGGACTTTGCTCTTGCTGCTGCACAAATGCGGCCTGTTCCTCCGGCCCACGCAAACCAAGAGATGCCATCTGCGCTTGCAGTGCTGGGCCACCAGCAGCCACATAAGGCTCAAGCAGGCGGCGCATTTCCTCGCGTGCTGCACGCTGCTCCTCAACATTCATCATGGCGGCGCGCTCTTGGGCAGCACCAGCGCTTTTGGCCGCGCTGGATTGCATAGCACCACCGATAAGCGATGTTCCGCCAACGATCAGCCCAGTTACTGGATCAGGCATGAGACATTTCCTTCATGTATTCCTCAAGGCTCTCGCCATATAGCTTTAGGACCGCGTGGCCGATATCCATCGCAGCTTGCACGCCATGTTCGATCTGCACCGCAGCAAGCACCAGATCATAGTATCCAGCGCGCCAAACAAAGCTGGTAGCGCAGGCACCGCCATCACGCTCGACCACATCAGACGCTTTCCACTTGAACACCGCAATGCCCATCAGCGGGATCAGGATGTGCGCGTTGCGCTGATAGAAGCCATTTGACGGCAGGCCAATCAGCGCATTCCAGATGGCTGCATCAAGATCATCACGATCGATCGCACCGCCATCAGCAATATCGTCGAAAAGCTGAATGACTTCCCAAAGCGCAATCAGCCAGTCGGAGGCTTCTTCCGAGAGACTTAGCGTCTCGGTGAAGTTCCGCCTGAGCCAGTATTTTGGTGAGCCATCCTGCGTCATTCAAACCCCTTTAAGGTGAGCCACCGGCTGCTCAATGACGCTCGGTGGCTGCACCATATCACAGTCAATATTCTTTTTCAAACTCACGCTCTTCCCATGCTTGGCAGGAACGTAGGTCGTGGCAGATGAAGTCAAACTTGCGGCAATAGCCACGGAAGCCAGCATCAACGTCCCAGGCATTCCAAGGGATCTTGTCCATCTTGGCCTGCATCAGCGTGGAGTTGTCGTAATACTCGCAGTTCGAGCAGCGGCGACGGCGAGCCTCGGTCTCATCGACCTGCATCGCCTTGCCAAGCGCACGCCAGTATTCGGGATTAGCACCGCGCTCGTTGCTGGGCTTTTCAGGGCCAAGCATCCAGTCATCGATGACGGTCTGCGTGTTCTTCTTGTTCTCGGCAGCGGTGATGAACGGCTCACTCTCGCGCAGACCAGCGAAGCCTTCAATCATGATCATGGGCTTTTTCATGCGACAATCTCCCGTCCAGATGCGCGGATCGTCAAGGAAGCTGCCGCGCTGGCAATGGTTGAAATGAACGAACCTGAGTCCAGCACTTGGCCGACCAGTTCAGGGAAGGTGTAGGTTTCGCCAGGTGCAATCATGCGTGCATCGACAATCAGGTTGTCGTTGCCAGCAGCTCCACCACTTGCGACCAGATTGACGCTCAGGCTTTCATTGCCTGCACTGACATTCGTGGCAGTGAACTTGTCGATGATGCAGCGGCAATTGGTGGCCGTATACTGATCGGTCTGGACCGCCTCTGCTTCCTTGGCTGGGATGATATTCTTGACGGTGACAGCCATGTGGCCCTCCTACTGCTGAACCTGAGTAACGTTAAGGACAACCGCAGGGGCGTCCGGCGCAAACGCTGTCGCCGGAACATTGTCCACTGTGATGTTGACGTTGCTGGCAGCGAAAGCAAGTTCAATGTAATCGCCCGCCGCCATAGATACGGTTTCAATAAGCGATGTAGTGGCATAGCCAAGATTGACGGACACAATACGCGAAGAGTTAGCGACGGCTGTTCCGTTTTTCTTCAGCCAAAACCAAACATTCTTGGTGACAGGCCCGGTATCAGTAACCTGAAATGTTGCGTCAAACTGATATAGGCCAGACTCCGGCACCACAATACGCGAGGTCGGAGTGCCGATAACTACACCATTGCTGATCTGCGTGTTGTCAAACGTCAGAAGATATTCGGTGTTCGTCAATGCCGGTGTCTGGTCGGTCGTCTTAGTGAACACACCGTAATACTGCATCTGCGTGATCGTGGGCCGCACGAAGATAACGCCGCCAGTGGCGTCGGACACGATACAAGCAGCCACCGGAATGACGTTATTCGGAGCAGTCGGTTTGACGTTGGTCAGCGCACCTGCCGTGGTCGGGCTGGCGTAGAGGATGTCCCCGGCGCTGAACGCGCTGGTATCGAGATCACGGACAAACCCCCAAGTCGTGCAGTAGCCCTTCTCACCGCTGTCCGGCAGGTCATGCGTCATCACGCCAAGGATGTAGAGGCTCGGCTGCGATCCGTTGGCGAGATATGGCGCGACAAGCAGCGCATTTGATGTAGCCCCGGCAAAGCCGACGACGGAACCATTGGGGATGGTCGAGCCAGTCGTGTTTCCGACGCGGGCATAAGTCTCTTCGCCAATCTGCTGGATCACGCCGTAATCCATGCCGAGATTCAGCGTCTGATCACTATTGTTCCAGCCCAAGCGACCGGCCTTGTCTATGAACGGAGCATTCTGGTCGAAATCCACATAATCCGTGACGATCGAGTTGTTGTTCTCGATCGTGGGCGCAGTCGCCAAGCCCTGCAAGGTTTCGATAATGCTTGAGATCTGGGCCAGCGCTTCATTGGCCGATGCGCTTGCACTGCCAGCTGCGACATTGATCTCATCGACGATTGCCGAGTTCAGATCATTGACTGTCGAGAACAGCTTCTCAAACTGCTTGATCTGCTCGAAGTCTTGCAAAAACGAGGCAAGCTGATCGCGGGTGAGGTTTAGCCTCTGAGCGGCCATTAGAACGCCAACGGCTCGATGGCCGCCTCCAATCTGGCAAACGACAGATGCGCGTCTGAGGTGCCTTGGAATCGCTGAATACGCCAGTTGCGCATCCACCCCTGCTGGAACCAGACAAGGCGCTTGGCGCGCTGCCCGGTCGTTCCTGCCTTGATGAACTTCGGCTGGCTCCAGTTCTGACCATCGACAGAATAGCTGGTGCTGATCGTCGGATCTTCCCCGAAGGCAACCGATCCAGTCAGGCCGACTAGTTCGAGGTTGCTAATGATCGCGCCTCGGCCTTCATTGTATAGAATGGTGGTTCCGAACTCCCAGCGCACAGCCTGTCCATAATGGCTGGAAATATCCTGCACCATATAGCCAACATTGCCGCCGACCGGATCGCCAACGAGCCAGCGAT